GGATTGAGTTTCCCCATCTCCCCTCAACAATATTATCTCCTATATAAGGTTGTAAAGAATGAATATCAATTTTTTCATTAAATCCCTCCCCTAAATCTATATCAGTAGCTCCATCATTTACTCTTCTTACATTTCTAGGGTTTCCTTGTTCTGCTTGTTGGTAATCTTGTAAAGTATTTTGGTCAAATCCTTCACCTGTAGAATCTGGGAGAGCATTATGGTGTTGACTATTCCAAAGATTAATAGGGGGGAGATAATAAGCTGTGGTTCTGCTAGTGTTTAATTGGCTGTCCGTAGAGGTTAAAAATACTAATGGAACTAATTCATTAACTAATGGGTAAAATTTATTCATAGGAGATAAAGGGTAAGCAGTATTAATATTATCTAACCCAGAAGGAACCCCAATTGTGTCATAAAAAATAGTTCCTACACCATTCCACCCCCCATATTTTTCAAATTCAGGATGACTGTCATCTAATATAATATCTAATACTCTTACCGAAACTATCTCTTTATCTACATCTGTAATATTTGTAGTTTTAGCATAGTTTTGGGTCAGTGCCGATATACCATAGAATTGTTTAGCCATTATTTTTTCTTATCGTCGTTGAATTTTTTAACCTCGTTTAATAATTGTTGTTTTTCTTCTTCTGTCATACCAAAATTCCCGTCATCTGTACCTTCATTTTGTACCGCACGTTGGATAATAGTAGCCATTTTAATAAGCTGCTCGTCATTTTTAACAGAAATTTCTAAATATTCTTTAAGAAGGGGGACAACAAGAGTAGCATCCCCAATATCCTGGATAAGAGGTTTAAGTTCTGAGATAAGAGTAGAAATTTGTTCTTCTTTCTTTTTTTGGTTATTGTAAATCTCTTCTAAAATATCCGAGAATTTTTTACCACCAAATATATTTTTATCTAATTGTCCCATGTTAATAAATATGGGTCAATCAAAATCTGTGTATCCGTACTCTTGATAGAATATATAGTGCTTTTTGAAGATGTCTCCTAATTGGTTAGCTACCCTAGTAATATGAGGAGTTTTAACATCTACCATTTCTCTAATTAAAAGATAAATGGCTTTTTTATTAAAAATATCCATTACTTCTCTTTTTCTAAACATTTCTAAAATTGCATCAGCAACAACCGCATCTTTTTCTTTAGGAAAAATACTATAAATATTTTCTGTACAAAAATCTACATATTCATCTATAAATTCTGATAGGTGGTCCTTTTCTAAGGGGTCATAATCCATATCATAAGAATATTTTAAGTCGTGATGTAATTCTTCAACAGGGGCTTTATCTATTCGTTTTTTATAGTTTTTAGTATTTTGTATGATCAAATACCGTTTAGCGATTGTCCCAAAATATGAAAATGCTTTTGCCCCCCTTGATTGATCAAATAAATGAATTTTATCTAATAAAAATGTAATTACCTCATGTTGAAGATGTTCAATTTCATCTACTTCTGTGTAATAGAATTTAAAGGTATGAATTATATTTTCTGTTAGTTTAAAAAAAGCGTAATGGATCTCCTTACGATAGATCTCACTACGCTCTTCGGGGTCTGTACAATTATTATATCTTACTATAGCATCTTCTGTTGCTTGTGTAAAATATTGATTTTTTGACTTCTTTTTTCTTTTTCTTTTTATTGGTTGATTCATAACTTATCTATCCTAAAATTGGATAGAATCCTCTGAAGTTCTTTAATTTGTTCATACATAAAACCAATTTCGTCATCGCTTTTAAAGATTTGACGCTCATCTATTTTTTTGAGCTTTTCATCAGAGAGTTCTATAGTTCGACTTAATTGATCCAAGTAAGTAACATACCCCGCAAGGATGTCTTCTTGTTTTTCATTTTTACGTAAGAGGTTAAAGGTTGTGAATCCTAAGACCACAACCAATACCCCTAATACACTGATGACGATAGTTTGTATCATAATTTATCAAATAAATCTTTAAGACCTTTACTTTCAAGTTGAGAAAGTGCTTTGTCTTTAGTTGATTTTTTGGTTTCCTTCAATGTAAAATTCTCCTCCTGGGGGGGCACGGAATTTTTAAATTTAGGGAACCACTCTCTTTCAAATTCAATTCTAGCGGCCATTAAATCCGCCTGGTGGAGAATGTATGGGAGAGAAGTACGTGGTTTTTGTTCTGGTTGGAAGGAAAATAAGTATTTTTTATTAGCATCATCGTATAATCCATCATGTGTTTGAATTGCTAACATCTCATTAAATGTATATTGAACACCATGAGACTGGAGCATAAACAATCCTCGATCAGGGACAGAAGCGAAAGCAAGTTCTTTATTAAACATATAATCTTCTCCTAATTTATCCCTTCTCCACTTATCAGTCTGAGGGACATAGGATTCATGGTTTTCATCTCCCATTTTACCAAGATCATGATTAATAGCAGAAAATACTAATTCTTCTCTAGTAAAGGTAGTCATATCTGCTCCTTCATCTTCCCATAATTTACATTGGTTAAGAGCACAACGAACAACTCGATTTACGTGTTCAACATAACCTCCTGGAAAGGCATTGTGATATTCTTTTTTATGAGCAGCGGGCATCATCATAATGCGGTCCTCATATTTTTTATAAAACTCAAGAAGTTTTTCTTTCCGTGGGGATGAGATATTCATCTCAATATTATCACAGAATTCTCCCCAATTCGCTTGAATTTGCTCAGCTGTCAGTTTCATTATCTACGATTTTGCTCGTTGGAAGTCATGGGTTCGCGCTCAACAGTAGCTTTGATTTCTTCTACTAAACCTTCACATTCTTTACGGGCAGCTTCAACTTCTGGTCGATTATTTCTGCCATTGTGAAATTCAATATGCTTTAACTTTGCCTCGAGATTTTCGAGTTTACGTTGGATGTGTTGTCTGTAATGCATTTTTTATAGATTTGATTTAGAAGTTACGATGAAAAATTTAAGAAATCAAGGTATTTTTTAAGTATTGCACATTTTTCGTATTCTTCTTCATTTTCAAAAAACTGTAATGATTTATTTAAGGCTTCTTCTAATTTAGGGGTAG